GCGGGCCTCGGGTTTAAGGCGGCGTCTGATATTGCCGCCAACATCAAGCAGCCGCAGCCCATCGTCACGATCTCTGGAACAGGTATCGTGGGCGGCGGCACCCTGACCACCACGACCAACACCATGTCCAACAGCACCGGGGTGCTGGGCACTGGCAGTTACTCCACGGACAACCGGCCATCCACTACCCTGACCTGCACCACCGGCCCGTGCTAAGGGGTAACTGTGAGCGATAAGCCGCTTGGAATCATTGACCGGGTGTTGACGTATGTTGACAGCCCGTTCAAACTTTTCTCCATCCTCATCATGGGGATTGTGGCTTTTGTTGGGTACATCTTCTTGGCGAACCAGTCATTCTTGATTGCTGCATACAAAGAGAACCAGAAGACTCCCGGCATAAATGAAGCAAGAGTGGATGATGCTGCTGCTCTGGTTTTCAAGCACACGGGCACGAATGTTGTGGCAGTGTTCAAGGTCAACCCCATTCTTGGGACGAGGGTGCTGCACAGGCTCTACACCAAGGACGGTCGTCACAAAAGCATGGAAGGTTTGGATGTAGGGCTGTTTACATCAAATGTCGCCAACAACAATGACGTAGTCCGACTGATGGCCGGAGAGGTTCCGTGTGGCCCGTATCTTCGGGCTCAAAGTGAACTTGGCATCTGGTATATATCGCAAGGTGTAGCGTTTACATGCCGAATCAGTGTTCCGCCAGACCAGAGCAAGTTCATTGGCCAGATAACGGCTGGATGGGCAACGCAGCCAGAGAACATGGAGCATGTTGTTTCCATGATGACAATTGCAGCAAACATGCTGACGAAAAGGGGTAGCTGATGCTTTCATTGATTTCCACCCTCGGCGGTTTGCTGATCAGCGGCCTGCCAAAACTCCTTGAGTTCTTCCAGACCAAGGCCGACCAAAAGCATGAACTGGCGCTGATGCAACTCCAGACGGAGCGGGAACTGCAACTGGCTGCGGCTGGCTTTGCCGCTCAAGCCCGGATGGAGGAAATCCGCACCGACCAAGTGGCGATGGAGACTGACGCCCGGATGACTGAAGCGGCGCTCAAGCACGACGAGAAGGTGCTGGAGAAGGCTTCCCGCTGGGTTGCCAACTACGTCGGCACTGTGCGCCCCACGGTGACCTACATCTTCGTGATCGAGCTTGTGGCGATCAACGCCTTCATGGCTTGGTACCTGTGGCAGCACTCCGGCCTGATCCAGAACATCGACGATGTGATCAAGTATTCCAGCCTGATCTTCAGCGATGACGAAATGGCGATGCTCGGGGGCATTATTGGCTTTTGGTTCGGGTCGAGGCAGTGGGGCAAGAAGTGAAACTGAGCAAGGCTGGCGAGGATTTGATGCACCGTTACGAGGGGTTTCGTAGCAAGCCGTATCTTTGCCCCGCCCACATCTGGACGATTGGCTACGGCCATGTGCTGTACCAAGACCAGATCAGATTCCCCGTAATCCGCAAGGAAGGCTACACAGGCCAGATTCGCAACGAGTACCCCCTCAAGCCGGAGGACAACCGTGTTTGGACGAAAAACGAGATCGATAAGCTATTCCGTGATGATGTCGCGCTGTTTGAACGTGGTGTTCTTCGACTTGTTCCCGGCGTACTTGGCCGTCAAGGCAGCTTTGACGCTCTGGTCAGTTTTGCATTCAACGCCGGTTTAGGCAACCTCCAGCGCAGCCAGATCAGGATGCGGGCCAACCGCGATGACTGGGAGGGCGCAGCCGATGCCCTGATGGACTGGACAAAAGGCGGCGGCAAGGTTCTGCCCGGACTGGTTAAACGCCGCCAAGCAGAGCGTTCCCTTTTTCTGAGTTGAGTGCGAAAATAGCTCCAAGAGGACTGAAAACATGCCGCTCAAAAAGATACTGTTCAAACCCGGTGTAAACCGCGAAAACACACGCTACACCACCGAGGGCGGATGGTACGAGTGCGACAAGATTCGTTTCCGCCAGGGTAATCCCGAGAAGATCGGCGGTTGGACTCGGTTCAACGCCAATACATACCTTGGCATCTGCCGTTCTTTGTGGAACTGGACTTCTCTTGGCGGCGCAAATCTCGTTGGCGTTGGCACCAACCTGAAGTTCTACGTTTGCCAAGGCGGGCAGTATTTTGACATCACGCCGCTGGACCCCGGTGCGCCGGTTGTACTCAACGGCCCGTTTGCAGCCGTCACAACCCCGCCGTTCAGCTCCACCATCACGGTAACTGATACCGCTCACGGGCATATCACCGGGGACTTTGTGACCTTTGCCAATGTGACAAGCCCCGGCGGGCTGGGCGGCAACATTACAGAGGCCGTGCTGGAGCAGGACTACCAGATCACGGTGATTGACGCCAACACTTACACCTTCACCGCTAAGGACCCAACGACCGGCCTGCCTGTTTTATCCAACGCTTCGGATACCGGTAACGGTGGCGCAACGGTGCAGGCGTACTACCAGATCAGCATTGGGCCGGCGACACAGGTTCCATTGCTTGGGTGGGGTGCTGGAGGTTGGGGGCTTGGTCCTTGGGGCACGGGTACGACCAGTACGAGTTCTTTGCGTATCTGGAACCAGTACAACTACGGCGAGGACCTGCTTTACGGACCCCGTGGTGGAGGCTTGTATTACTGGGACTACTCGGCTGGTACGGGCACTCGTGGCTTCAACATTACAACGGTTGGCGACGCAAGTACGCCGATATATCAAAACTACTTCACGGTCTCTGATGTATCCCGGTTTGTGATTGTGTTCGGCACGAACGACTACGGCTCTGTTGTACTGGACCCGATGCTCATTCGCTGGTCGGATCAGGAAAACTACACTGTATGGACACCTGCCGCCACCAACCAAGCTGGCAGCGTTACCTTGTCCCACGGCTCTGAGATTGTTACTGCAGTGCAGACCCGTCAGGAAATCGTGGTGTTCACGGACTCCGCCGTGTATTCGCTGCAGTATCTGGGGCCACCAGTTGTTTGGGGGTCGCAGTTGCTTGGCGACAACATCTCCATCGTCAGCCCCAACGCGGCAGTCGTTGCATCCGGCGCGATTTACTGGATGGGTGTGGACAAGTTCTACAAGTACGACGGCCGTGTGCAAACACTCAACTGCAATCTGCGGCGGTACATCTTCAATGACTTCAACCCGAACCAGAACCTGCAGGTTTTCTCTGGCACGAACGAAGGATTCAACGAAGTCTGGTGGTTCTACTGTTCGCTTGACTACGATGTCGTTGACAAGTATGTGATCTACAACTACCTTGAGGATACGTGGTACTACGGCACGCTGTCCCGCACGGCGTGGCTCGATTCCGGCCTGCTGGACTTCCCGATTGCCGCCACATACCTCAACAATATTGTTCAGCACGAGGATGGGATTGATGACAATTCCACGGCTACTCCTACTCCCATTGAGTCATATATTTCGTCGTCTGAGTTTGATATTGATGATGGTCACAACTTTGGCTTTGTGTGGCGGGTTCTTCCTGACCTGACGTTCAGCAACTCTACTCTGAGCAGCACCAATCAACAGCCTCAGGTCGAGATGACGCTCTATGCGCTGTACAACTCGGGCAGCGGCTCAATTGATAACGCCGGGCAGAATGTGGTCAAGGGAACCACATACGTGATCACCGAAGAGTTTACTGGGCAGATCTACACGCGGGTTCGTGGACGGCAGTTGATCTTCAAAATTGGCTCAACGCAGCTTGGGACTACGTGGCAGCTCGGTGCGCCCCGTATTGACATCAGGCAGGATGGTCGTAGATGAGCTTTATTGTCACCACCGAGTTTGATCTCAACAAGGTTGCGCCGCCCAACCTGCCGCTGGCACCGTATCAGTACGACTCGCGGTATCAGGAACAGTTCAACAACGTCCTGCGCCTGTACTTCAACCAACTGAACAACATCTTGGGGCAGCTTGTGGCAAACGTCGATACTCTTCCAGTCTCCATCGGCGGCACCAACGTCGATGCCTTTGGGCGGCTGCGGGTCAGCCAGCCTTACACGCTTTTTGACTCCCAACAGCGGTATGCCTCCGATAATCAGTTTGACACCAGCACAGCCAACGGGGCCACGACTTCTTTTCTGACCAATGAATCTGCGGTGCAGATGTCCGTTGCGGCGACCACCAACTCGGAGGCGGTGCGGCAATCCTTCCGATCAATGTCATACCAACCCGGCAAAGGGCTTTTAATGCTTGCCACCTTTGCCATGAACACGCCAACGGCCAACATCCGCCAACGTGTTGGGTACTTCAATACTCAGAATGGCGTGTTCTTTCAGGTGGACGGCACCACGCTCTCGATGGTGTTGCGTTCGGACTCTATCCCCACACCCGGAACGCCAAGCGATGTTCGCACCGTAACCCAAGCCAACTGGAACGGCGACAAACTCGACGGTACAGGGCCTTCTGGGATTACTCTTGATGTGTCCAAGACCCAGATTTTGTGGATGGACTTTGAGTGGCTTGGCGTGGGATCGGTACGCACCGGTTTTGTGATCAACGGCCAATACATCGTCTGCCACACGTTTGAGAACGCCAACGACAAAACTACAACGTACATGACCACCGCGATCTTGCCGGTGCGTTACGAAATCAAGAATCTGTCGAACCTGACCACCGCGAGCATGAAGCACATATGCGCAACGGTGATCTCCGAAGGCGGGTATGAACAGTATTCGCCCAGCCACTTGGCTCGGCGCACATCCAAGCTGACCAACATCCAGTTGACCTTTAAGCCGATTGCGTCAATCCGTCTGGCCTCGACGGCGCTGGGAGCGGTAATTGTTCCGGGTCGGATGCAGGTTCTTCCCATTACGAGTCAGAGCTATGAGGTGGGTCTGTTCTTCAACTCAACCTTGACCGGCGCATCTTGGGCTCCAGTGGACACGGACGCAAACGTGGAGATGGACACCACTGCCACAGCCATGACAGGCGGCACTTTGGTGCAAACAGACTATGTATCTTCAAGCGGATCGGGCGGTATTCAGCCTTTGGTTGACCCCTCTGGCTACAACTGGGCGCTTCAGTTGGGCGTGTCTTTGACCGGCGTCAGCGATGTTTTAACGCTCGGAATCCGCACGGTGGACTCCGCAACACCTGCGGGCGATTGCTACGGCACGATTGCCTTTTGGGACCTGACGCAGTAAGGACTGATCATGGCAATTGACAAAAGCGTTGACCAAAACCCATTGATCCGGACCTTGGACCTCAAGGACGACAGACAAAGTTTTGTGGAGGTTGGCAGGAAAAACGGTTTGGTGTATTACCAAACCTACGATTACTACGGGAACCCGGTTGGCGATCCCTTCCCATTAAATGCGGGGAAGTCTTACGGAAAAGACTTTCTGACTGCTGCCATGACGTTTGCTTCGGCAATTCCGGCGGTGGGGCCGTACATTGCCGCCGTGAACGCAACAAAGGCAGCGAGTGAGGGCGATTGGGGAAAGGCCATCATGTCAGCCCTTCCTGCTGCCGGCCATTTTGCGGGTCAGTTCGGCGCGGCCGCAGACACAGTTTCCACCATCAATCAGGCAAACAAGTACGCCAAGATATTGAAGTCCCTTGAGGACAAGGATCTGCTTTCTGCTGCGTTTCAAGGCGCCGACCTTGCGGGGATGAAGGGTCTTCCCGGCTACGACCTTGGCGACATCAAGAAGGCCGTCAATGTTGGCATGGCGCTTAGGTCCGGCGACCCACTTGCGATTATGAGGGCAGGTATTAACCTGACTGGCGGCGTGAAGGGTGGCGGAAAAGGCGCCTCAGAAGGCTTTGCCGATCAAGGTACGGGCGGTGATCTGGGCTATTACCCCGGCCAAGAAGTTACCGATGAAGACTTGCTGCAATACTTGCAGGCATCAACCTCGCCTGATGGCACCGTTGATTACAGCGGCTACGGCAACCTGTCTCAAGAGCAGCTTGCCAACATGTTTGGCGGCGATGTGGACTGGTCCGGTTACGGCAATCTTACGTCAGACCAGCTGCAGGACTTCTATGACACGATGGACAACAATATCACGATCACTGGGCAAAGGCCCAAGGAGCCCTTCCTTGATTACGAAACGCCTGATCAGGACCTGACGCCCGATGAAGCTATGGCGCTTTGGGGAACAACTGGGTCTACGCCGTCATCCGTTACCAAGCCAACGGGCTCAACCGCAACGCAGAGCCGACCAGAAAAGCCGGCGGCGACAGGATCTGGCGTTGATCTATCAGGACTTTTTGCCCTTTTGGGGTCTCAACAGCAGGCCCCTTACGTTTTGTCTGTACCTGACAACCGGGCTGACATAGAATTGATGGAAGACATTTTTGGATCATCCCTGTCTGCGCCTTCGACGGGTAAAGAAACTGACCGGGCCGATGAACTGGCCCGACTGTTGAGGAGCTGACATGGCTGAAGAATACTCTGACGATAACCTCGCCACATACTTTGGGGACACTTCAGACCCGACGATTGATTATTCGGGATATGGGAATTTGACAGGCCCAGAACTTGCAAAACTTGCTGCCAATATGGCAAGCAATGCCGGTACCAGCGGGGTTGGCTTAAAAGATTTGGCCGACTTGGCCAAGCGCCTTATGTCTGGCAAAGGTTCTACATCTGAGTACGGCAATTTGGCGTCCATCCTTGCGGGCCTGTACAGCGCAAACAGAAGCAGTGGCCCTACCATCCTGAACCCCGGCTATCAAGGCGGCATCCCGCAGGTAACGGCAACCCGCACAATGCTCAGAGAGCCGCCTGCCGGTCGGCGTCCGGGATCTGGCGGCATCAACTATGGCGGGGATGTAACCTACGCCCGCACGGGACAAAACGTGACTGCCGAAAACGCCGGCATTTCGAGCCCTGCAAGTCGGCCTTTGGGCGGAACTCCCACGTTTACCCAACCGGCAGCATACGATCTGCCGTCTTTGCTTGCGCTAATTCAGCAGGTGCAGCAATTTAGGCCGACCGCTACAGGGTCCGGTGCTTCCACCGGGTCTGGGGCCACAACGACGCAGCCAGGTACGACCACAACTCCAACGCAGCCAGGTACGACCACAACTCCAACGCAGCCCGGTACGACAACCGCGGCGCCCGGTGGCGGTTCGGGTGCAACCCAAGCTGCGGCGTCCACATCGCCATTCGTTACAGGCGGTTCCGGTGCGGGCAGCTATCGTGGTTTTGGCACCAAAGAAGAATATGACCGTGCTGTAGCCGCAGCGGCTGCGGAAGACGCCCGCAAGCGTGCGGAACTTGAGGCATACCAAGTGACTGGTAAGTCGGGGTATGGCAACTTCTATGCGCAAGCTCAAGCCGATCCGTCTTTGCTCACGAAGCTCCATAACGAAAGCGATGCAGACGCTCTGATGCGCCTGAAGTCCAACATCATGGAAGCCGAGCAACGCCAAGCGCGAAGAGAAGCACTTCGTAAGAAAACGGAGGAGCTTGGTGCCACGATGTCTGTAAGCGGCTCTGGGTACGCACCGGGAGGTGAGTTTAATGTTGGGGCTGTCGCTCCGGCACAACCTCCGGTACAACCTCCGGTTCAGCCGCCCGTGCAGCCGCCTGTACAACCTCCGGTACAGCCTCCGGTACAGCCTCCGGCACAACCTCCGGTTCAGCCGCCGACCCCGGTAGCGCCACCGTCTGGCGGCGGTTTGCAGGATCTTTTTCAGCAGGTGTACGGCCGAGCTGGCAGTGAGTCTGAAGTGCAAAATCTTGCAGGGAAGTCTCAGGATGAGGCACGCAGGATTTTGGAAACCTCGCTTGCCAACTGGAGAGCAAGTCAAGCTATGTCGCAAAGCCCCCAGCAGCTTGCCTCGCAAAATTCAGGGATCATGGAAGCCGCAAGAGGCGGGCTGGTTTCTGACGGATTTGTGGTGCCTGCTGATGTCGTGTCTCATCTTGGCAATGGCAGCAGCGAGGCCGGCCTGAAGATGCTTGCAAGCAAGTTCGGCGCCAGACCGATCAAGGGTGACGGGGATGGCATGAGCGATTCCATCCCAACAAAAATTGACGGCCGGCAAGAGGCACGCGTGGCCAATGAAGAGGCCTTCATCTCCCCGGAAGTTGTCAAACGTATCGGCGACGGCGATACTGAGCGCGGGGCCAAGAAGCTCTACGCCATGATGGCCCGCATTCGCAAAGCCCGGACCGGCACGACCGAACAGGGCAAGGAAATTAACCCGGAGAAATTTATGCCCGGTGGACAAGTCAATCGCTACGAAGTGGGTGGCACAGTCACTCGATCCGCAGCTTCCAACCCGAGCGCCGGCGTCACAAGCTCCAGTCTTGCCTCATGGGTTGGGCCGTTCGTGGCCGATCTTTTGGGCAAGGGCAAGGCTCTTTCGGAATCTCCGTATGAGGCTTACACCGGCCCACTGACCGCGGGCGCCTCGCCGCTGCAGCAACTTGCATTTGTAAATTCTGCACTGTTTAGGCCGTCTGCAAACATTGGTCAAGCTGCAGGCCTTGCCGGAGGGCTTGGCGCTTTGGCTCCAAACCTGCGATACACGCCACAGACTACTTCATTTCTTGGGGACCGAAATGTAAGTGGGCTTGACGTTGCGCCGTCATACCTCAACGTCCCGTCGCCTGCGCAGCCGCAGACATCGGGAATAATGCCGTATTCCTCGGGCGACAATCGTTCAACGAGCGCGGATATGCCGCGGCGCACACCGTCGTTCCTCTCCCCCCAGTCGCAAGGCGTGTCAACCAATAAATTGCCTCCGGGCTATCCGGGGTCGGAGCCCGTCATCATGGACGGCGATGGTGCATTTGCCCCTCCGGGAAGTATGCGTCCAACCAACAAAATGCCTCCGGGGTATCAGGAAGACGGCGCAGCTATGGCCGGCCTTCCCTCCGCGTTAACGCCGCCGGCGGACGGAGGCAGCATTGCGCAGCGGTACATGAACCCATTCATTGAGACTGCCTTGAACCCTCAATTGCGAGAATTGACCCGGCAGTCTGACATTGCCCGCATGTCCGATGCCGCTCGTCTTGCAAAAGCAGGTGCGTTTGGCGGAAGTCGGCAGGCCATCATGGAGTCCGAAGGTCGTCGCAACCTGCTTGAAAAACAATCCGACGTGCTTGGACAGGGGTACGCAACGGCCTACGACAAGGCGATGGCTCAGTTCAATGCCGATCAAGCGCGGCGCATGGCCGAGGCCCAGTTTGGAGCCACCTATGGCATGGAAGGATTGCGCTCGGGCCTGCAAGCCGCTCAAACACAAGGTCAACTTGGTGGCCTTGAGACACAGTACGGACTTGAGGGCATCAAGTCTCTTGCCGATCTTGGCAAAACTCAAAGGGATATTGAGGCCGAGGGCATTGCGGCAGACAAGGCGCAGTTTGAGGAGGCTCGTTTGAACCCCTTCAAGATGCTGCAGTTCCAACAGTCACTTCTTTCTGGACTGCCGCTTGCGTCGCAGTCTTTGGTTCAGCCGGGGCAAAGCAATTTACAGCAGTTTGCTGGCGGCGCAACGACAGTTTACGAACTGCTCAAAGGCCTCGGCGTCATCAAATAAGGAATCAACATGCAACCCAGCGCACAAGGCATTGCATCGCTGTTCATGGGCAACCCCGGCGCATTGGCGCAGCGTGTGCAAAAAGACCGAGAAACCAGCCCCACCGGATTGCCTGATGATCTTCGCCAGTTGATGGCGCTCAATATCGTCACGACTGAAAATGACGCTGCAAAAAGGCAGGAAGCAATGAACCAGTTGCAAAGCATGGCTCCTCCCGGATCTGAGCCTCCCACTGTGGCTGAGAGCCTGCGCCAGCGTGCGCAACAGGCCATTGAGGCGCGTATGGTTGCTGAGATGCAAAAGCAGCAGATGATGGGCGGGATGCCCGCCGCAATCCCTCCGAATGTTCCTCAGCCCGAAAGTCAGCCCCAAGGGATTGACGAACTGCCCGTGGAGTTTGGCATGGCGGGCGGCGGGATTGTTGCCTTTCAAAACACAGGAACCGTTCCAAGGCCCTACGAAACTCCTTACGACACAATGAATAGGCGCAATCGAGAGAGGGAAAGGCGCGAGGAGGAAGAGCGCATTCAGAGAATTATCGAAAGCGGTAATCTGGAGGGCGCAGTGCCTTACAGAGAGCAAATGAAAAATGTTGCCGAGTTCCTTGATCAGTTGGTTCCAGACCCGAGGACATTGTTCCGTCGTCTTGTTAGCGACCCATCCTTAAAGCGTGAAGAGGCAAAAATCCAGCCATCTGCCATCGGCGCAGATGAAGAAATGGTTTTGCCCAAGCAAACACGCCCTTCCCAAACAAATGCAGTCACTACCCGCCCCGCACGACAGCTTGCTGCGCGGGCTCCTGCACCGGCTGATCGGGCGCCTGCACAAGAGCTCATGCCTCCCGGCTTAAGCGAAGAAATGGTCTTGCCTGAACAGACCATGAGCCCCGCAGCAATTGCAAGAGCTGATGCTGCCCGCCGCGAAAAAGAGTTTGAAGAGCGCGTTGGCAAACCCGACACATCGCAGTACGACCGATTGATAGCCGAGCTTGAGCGTCAGAAGGCTGGCGCTGCAGGTCCTGAGCGCGGCTTTGGCGGTCTCATGGAATTTCTTGGGCAGGTTGCCGCAACGCCGCGAGGCCTGTCCTCTTTCGAGGCCGGAGCCGCCGGCGCACGCGGAGTTCAGGCCCTTGAGCGTGAGCGTGAAGCCAAGCGTACCGGCTTGATTGAGAAGCAGATTGATCTTGAGCAGAGGAAGATTGATGCCAATCGTCAGTACGCCAAAGATGTGTTTGGCGTTGGCACAAACGAGTTTGATCGGATGCTCAAGGCCAACATTGACATTCTTCAAGAGCAGGGCAGAGACAAGCGTCAGGCCAGAGAAGAGGCTTCGCGGCTTGCCCTTGAAAAACTCAAGTTCGAAAACGACCAGAAGATTCAGAAGATTCGCTTTAATTTTGAGGAAAGACTGCGTGCCATGCCCACGGCCGCAGAACGCCTGAAGGAAGAGGCAATCAAGGAATACATTAAGGAAACACCCGGAGCAACACGGCTCAAGGCTATGCAGGCTCTTGGTATTCTTGGCGGAGAGGCCCGAGGGGCTACTCCTACGGATAGGCTGCGTGCCGCCCAGACGTTGTTGCAAAATGCTGAGACCAAGGAAGAGGCTGACTTTGCAAGGGCTGAGATCAGGTCCATTATGCAGGGCATGAAAGAGCCAGCGGCTTCCGCCTCGACCCCCACCACCAAAGAGCAATACGATAAACTGCCAAAGGGCAGCGTCTACACTGCACCGGACGGAACTCAACGAATCAAAGGGTAACCTATGGCCACCAACTTCTGGGAAAAAGATGCTGTCGTAAGCAAGACAGAAAATTGGTGGGAAAAGGACAAGCCTGTTGAGAAAAAAGAAGAGCCCTCTGGGGTTCTTCGTCAGGTTGCCGATGTACCACTGGGTGTAGGTCGCGGCGCCCTCTCCGGCGTTCGCATGATTGCCGACGCATTTGGCGCAGGCTCTCGTGCGTCTGAGGCTATCAAGGGCGCAGAGGGATACCTCACCAGCCTGATGTCCGCGCAGGCTCGCAATGACGAGCAAGAGATTGCCCGGATCATGAAGGATGCCGAGGACAAGGGAATGCTGGAGCAGGTCAAGGCCGGCTTCAAGGCGTTTACTGTTGCGCCCTTTGACCTTCTGTCGCAAGGTCTGGGCACCGCGGCCCCGACGATTCTTGGATTGCTAGGCGGCAAGGTGCTTGGGGCCGGGGCTTTGGCCACTCGGGCGGTCGGTGCTGGCATCGGCGCAGGCATGGGCGCAGGCACGATCAAGGGCTCAATCTACGAAGAGACCAAGCGCACCCTGATGGAAAGCGGAGTTCCCGAGCAGCAGGCCGAGGCCACAGCACAGCAAGCGCAGGCATACGGCGGCAAGAACCTTGATCAGATCTTGCTTGGCGCAGGGCTCGGGGGGCTTGCCGGCACGACCGGCGTTGAGAGTGCAGCCAAGAACATCCTGTTCCGAGCTGCCGCAAAAGACACAGCAAAGGCGGCGGCTGAGAAGGTTCCGCAGACTGCGTTGCGTGAGGTTGGCGGTGCTGCGGCAAAGTCAGCCCTGACTGAATCCGTGCCCGAGTTCTTGCAGGCTTCGCAAGAGCAGATTGCTCAGAACATTGCGCTGCAACGTGAGGGCTTCGATGTGCCGACGCTTCGTGGCGCTGTGGGCGCCGGTACGCTTGAGGCGCTTGCTGGCGCTGGTCTTGGCGGTGCATTTGGCGGCGCTGAGGCTGGGCTTCGCAGGTCTGCCCGCGCTGAGGCTGACAGAATTCTTGCCGAAGAAGAGCGGCTGCGTGCAGAGCAAGAGGGGCGCAAAGCTGGTGAGCAGTTGCGTCTGCGCAAGGCGATTCAGGAACCAGTCGTCCCGCAAGAGCCGGTTGGTCCGTCAATCACTCGCACCGGCCGCGCCGCTTTGCTTGGTGGAGGTGAAGATCCTTTGGCCGCAGCACTTCGCGGTCGCCGAGAGGCGGAAGAAGCGAAAGCAGAGGTTCCGCTTGGCGAGGACTACGCATTCCTGCAGCGTGAGAAGCAGCGTTTGTTGGCATCAGAGCAAACCCCGCAGGTCAAGGCTGAAATCGCCCGCATTGATGGCCAAATCCAAGAGCTGTTGGTTCAAGGGGTGGAGTTTGCACGCAAGGATTCTGAGGCCGCAAAGGGATCTGTCTTTGCTGATGAGACTTTGCCTCCCGTGGAAAGCCGTGACGCTGTCGTGGCCGAGCGTGACCTTAACGAATTCTTGGCCCGTGCAGCAGAGCCGGACCTCAGCGAAAGTGATGTGCGTTCAATTGCCAGCAAGATGCAGCGCCTGTTTGGGAAGTCCGAGCCCGAGACCGATCAAGAGATTGCATTCCTGCAGGCAGAGAAGGATCTTGCTCGGCTCAAAGCAAAGTCCAAAACAAATGCTTTGCTCAAGGTTGTCGAGGGCGCCCTTGCGCCTGACGAGGTTTCGGACATTGGAGTTGATGCACCCACCAAAAGCGCACGCACCCGGCTTCAGAACCGCCTGATCAGCAAAGGCAAGAAAGGCACCTACATCAGCGAGATGGTCGATGATGGATTGCTTGACGAGTTTCTTGAACCGTCCCAGCGGGTCGATAGCGAAACCCGAGATGTCGATAAGGCAACAGAGTTCATCAAGGACAAGCTGCGTGCCGGTAACTATGCGCCGTGGAACATTGACAACGACATCAAGACGGCAGAAAACGTCGTTGCTCAACTTGAGTCTGACATCAAGCAGCCAAAGACTATTCAGTACGAAGTATCTGAGGCCACAGAGGCTGAACGCGAGGCCCGCACGGAAGCTGAAGCAGCGCCTGCAGTTCCAGAAATTGACGCCCTGCGCAGGCTTGCCCAAGAGCGCGGCGAGGACATTAGTCTGATTGAAGAGCAGGCGTTTGAAGAGGCCAGAGCCAATCCCGACTTGGCTTATGAAACGATTCTTGCAGAACGTCTGAGCGACGCTCTTGGCGTGGAGCGCCGGTTCCAGCAAGAGGGGCAGCGAGGCCTGTTTGATTTTGAGCAGGACCAACAAGTTGAAGAGTTGACTGCGGCACCAGAGCGACCGCCTCTGCTGGACACGGCCAGCATCAAGCCGTCACGCAGAAACCCTCAGGTTCAGGCAGCTGCGCAACTGTTGCAGCAGGGCAGGATGAGCCGCGAGGAGTTTGAGAAATACGTTGACTTCTATGCGCCAATCCCGGTCATTGAGCAAGAGAAGTTATCTCCTCCGACATCCGAAGCCAAGATGAATGAAACTGTCGATGCTGGCAAGCGCGACAGAATCAATGTTGAAATTCCAAACGGCACCAAGGTTGGTTTGAGGATGGATCTGCCAGCCCGTGAGCGCGGCGGCAGCGTTGTGTCGATCCACGAGGGCAAGCCTGGCCTCAAAACAATTGGCAAACTGATAGGCTTTCGAAGCACGGGGTGGCTCAAAAACGCTACGTTTGAAACCCGCGGTCAAGAGCGGGGCCTTGCGGTCGCGGCTGGTGAGGCAAAGGCCCCCTTGCAAACGGTCGAAGGTACTTGGCAAAACCTAGATCCCGACGAGACCTACGCCAGAGTCAAAGACTTGATGAGTGACCCGGCGTGGGTTCAAGTTGGTTTTGATCCGGCGCGACATGGATATTTCTATGACCGCGCAAGCCGTCGCCCGGTTGTTGCGGCAGACGAGGTGTATCAGGTCGGCCAATTTCTTCTGGCCAAAAACGCCAAGTACGCCTCAAAGTCCGACTTCCTGTATCAAACTGAAGGTCAAACCGGCATCAACATTGACCCCAAAGAGCAGAAGATCGAAGCAGAGCTGACCGGCAAGTCCATGCTGCAGGTTGCAGACTGGACTGTGGCCAACGCGCCCAACGCCTTTGCTCGTGTCATTGCCCAAAAGGTCCGGGACCGCTTGCGTGCGTTCCAGCGCAAGGGCATGAAGCTGGAGTTTTCCGTTGCAGGTGGAAACAAGCGGCCCGTAATGCTTCGCAACGCCCGCGGAGTTACTAATTTCAAGTGGGGCTCTGGAGACAAAGGCACCACAATCGAGGTCACTCTTAACGGCGCTGCCGCACTCAACAACCAGAGTGGCTTTCCTCCGGGGATGAACTACATCACCGTGTTGCACGAGTTGCTGCACGTTGCTACACGCGGGCAGTTCAAGTTCATGCCCAACACAGATCCGCTCAAGAGGCAGCTGATCGAGTTGTTCAACATGATTGCTGACAGGTTCAATGCCGATGCCAAGGCTGGCACTCTGCCGCCCGTCATGCAGAGGTACTACAAGCGCCTGAACAACGTCTTGTCCGACCCTGACGAGATGCTGGCATGGGGCATTACAGACAAGGATGTGCAGACCTACTTTGATGACATCAAGGTGGGCGAGAAGTCTGTTTTCACTCAGTTGGTTGAGTTAATCCGCACGGCGTTGGGTCTGGGCAAGCCGTATGAGTCGGCCCTCGAAAGGCTGGTGCGATCAACAGAGTCCCTGCTTGATGTGGATGTTGACGCAATTGACGCCATGCTGAGTAAAAAAGGCGCCCGGCTTGGTGTTGCAAAGCCAGCCGGCCCGATGGTTCAGGATAGACTGTTCCAGCAAGAATTGAATAAAACAATAGCCGGATGGTCGAACGACCGCATCAATGCCCTCATTCGTCAGTTTGGATATTCAGATGGTCGAACAAAAGCCTACGCCGCATTTGTTGATCCTGACGAATTTGTTAATGGCACAACACCAACCGCCGAACGAAAAACACAAATTCGCAAAGAGTCTGGAAAGCTAGATATTCAGAAAATTAGGTCTGAGAGTCAGACGCCATTCTTGTTCATCAATCAAATAAACAAAGGTAAACCAAACGAAGAGTGGCAAATTGTTGGGCACGAAGGGCGGCATCGTATGTCGGCGCTTAGCTCAGAGGGTGTGCTAAGGGTACCTGTTGTTCTTGTTATGCAAGAAGGTGGGTTTGCTTCACCAGATAAGTATCAGCCAATTGATGGCAGTGTGCAGGTGGCCGGCCAATCTTTTGATACCGGAACTGGACTGGATATTGACGTTTCGGACATGGTTCCAATTTCTTCCGGCTATGAGTCGGAGCTGATGGCTCAGTTTGGTAAAGGAGACATCCGCTTCCAGCAAGAAGGCGAACAGCCGCCCACCAAGCGTCCGCGCAAAAACATTTACAACGAAGAGGTGCAGTCCTCATGGAATGAGCCCGACGACACCAAGTTGTACGGCGAGACCTCCAAGGACGACATCATTCGTCTGCTGCAAGACAAGATGGTGGACACCAAGCGTGTGATTGAAGCCATTACCGCCAAGGCTGGCAAGATTGCAAACAAGTGGAACCCATACCTGCAGGAAGAGCTGTACCACGGTCGCACTGCAAAGGAGACCAAGGACTTCCTGCAAGGTGAGCTGCGCCCGCTGATGAACAACATGCAGCGCATGGGCATCACCATTCCTGAGTTTGAGAAGTACCTGCATAACCGTCATGCGCCCGCCTACAACGAGCAGGTTGCCAAGGTGAACCCCAACGATCCTGACATGCAGGACGGCGGCTCCGGGATTACTGATCAGGCTGCGCAAGACTACATGGACGGCTTGCCTGAAAAGCGCAAGAAGGAATTTGAGGCGCTGGCCAAGCAGTTGGACTCGATCACAAAAGGAACGAGACAGGTCCTTCTTGATGGAGGTCTTGAGCGCAAAGAAACAATACAGGCGTGGGAAGCGGCATTTCCATATTACGTGCCTCTGCAACGTGAAGACATCGACTTCCAGTACACCACGACAAGCACCGGCGTTGGTCAGGGTTTTGATGTGCGCGGCTCATTCAGTCGTCGTGCGATGGGCTCCAAGCGCAAGGTGGTGGACATCCTTGCCAACGTGGCCATGCAGCGTGAGCGGGCAATTGTGCGTGCCAACAAAAACCGGGTGTCTCAGGCGCTATTTGGCTTGGCCGTGCAAAACCCCAACCCAGACTTCTGGCTTGCAATTGACCCGATGGCAGAGGTCTCGCCAGCAGCCATCGAAGAGCTAGAGGCTATGGGCCTGAGCAAAGAGGACGCTAAGTTCTTGATGAAGGAGCCTCAGCAAAAGAGCATTGACAAGAACACCAATGAGGTTGTCAGCCGCGTCAATGCCATGCTGCGCAACAATGACAATGTTCTTTCGATGCGTTACAACGGCCGAGATCGTTATGTGTTCTTCAACCCGCAAAACGATCGGGCAAAGAACATGGCGTCGGCGCTCAAAAACTTAGATGCCGATCAGCTTGGTCGCGGCATGAGTTTGATTGCAACCATTACTCGCTGGATGGCGGCGGTCAACACCCAGTACAACCCGATCTTCGGCGCATACAACTTCCTTCGTGACGTGCAGGGCGCTGCGCTACAACTGTCCGACACCCCGCTTGCCGGATCTCAAAAGCAGATCATGGGCGGTGTGTTGCCAGCACTCAAGGGTATCTATGCCGACCTGCGTGCGGATCGCCGCGGCGAGAAGGCTCAGGGCGAGTGGTCGAAACTGTGGAACGAGTTCCAACGTGAGGGCGGGCAGACCGGTTTCCGCGATCAGTTCAGCCGTTCGCAGGAGCGTGCCGAGGCGCTTGAGCGCGAGATGAAGCAGATCACCGAGGGCAAGGCAAAGGCCGCTGGCCGCGCTGTGCTCGACTGGCTGTCTGACTACAACGACACTATGGAAAACGCCATCCGCCTGTCTGCCTACAAAGCAGCAAAAGAAAATGGGATGAGCAATGATGAGGCCGCTTCTCTGGCCAAGAACCTGACGGTTAACTTCAACCGCAAGGGGCAGATTGCTGTTCAGGCCGGCGCCCTGTATGCGTTCTTCAACGCTGCTGTGCAGGGCACAACCAGACTGGTCCAGACGCTTCGTGGCCCGATGGGCAAAAAGATTATCGGCGGCGGCTTGTTGCTTGGCACGATGCAGGCCGCGCTGTTGGCTATGGCCGGCTTTGATGAAGAAGAGCCGCCAGAGTTTGTGCGTGAGCGCAACCTGATCCTGCCAATCGGCGATGGCAAGTATCTGACCTTCCCAATGCCGCTTGGCTACCACGTCATTCCGGGTGTGAGCCGCATCCTCACTGAGTGGGCGCTGTCCGGGTTCAAAGATACGGCCAAGCGTGCCGAGTCTCTGACCGGCATGTTCCTTGAGGCGTTCAACCCGGTTGGCAACGCCGGGTGGTCTGTGCAGTCGATTGCTCCCACGTTTGCCGACCCGTTGGTGGCACTGACCGAAAACAGAGATTGGACGGGCAAGCCGATCGCCCGCAAGGACTTCAGCAATCTTGACCCGACGCCGGGCTACACCCGCGCCAAGGACACGGCAAGCTGGTTCTCTGAGCAGATTGCTTACTACCTGAACCTTGCCAGCGGCGGCACCAAGTTCCAGCCGGGCGTACTGAGCCCGACACCTGATCAGCTTGACTACCTGATTGGCCAAGCCTTCGGCGGTCTCGGCAGGGAGTTTATTAAGGCCCAGACGACCGCAAAAAGCATGGTGACGGGGGAAGACCTGCCCACGTACAAAATTCCTCTTGTAGGCCGTTTTGTGGGCGATACGAAGGGTAACGCCGCAGAGTCAGCCCGGTTCTACAGCAACCTCGTAAAGCTCAACAAACACGAGAACGAGATCAAGGGCCGACGTGAAGCACGCGAGAACGTGATGGAGTACATCAGGGACAACCCAGAGGCACGCTTGGTGCAGTTTGCCAACAAGGTCGAGAAGGATGTACAGAAACTGCGCCAGCGCAGGCGCGACCTTTTGGAGAAGGGCGCCGACCGGCAGGCAATTCAATCTGTTGAGAACCTTATTGCTAACAGAATGAAGGTTCTTAATAATCGCATGGCCGAGATTGAGGGCTAGCGCAATCAAAGCGTTTTGGTTGCGGCCTCCTAAAAGTATTCACTTCTCTTCTTCAATGAGTGCGATAAGCCTAGAGATCGTGGTATTAAGTGCGTCGAGCTCATCCATTTTGCGGATGGCCCACGCTCTTTTCTGTCCGTGCCAGCCGAGAATGCTCCCCTGATGGCAGGATTTGCACAGGGCTACGCAGGTGTACTGCAAGCCCTGTTTGATGTGGTGGGCGTCAGACGGCCCCGGCTCATCGCAAACTGAGCATGGCAGTGTCTTGAGTCGCTGCAGGTATTCGTGTTCCTTGAGGGAGATCTGGTTGTTCACTTGCCCGCCTGCTGGAAAAAACTCTTTTCATCGCGCAGCTGTTTGATTTCTTGGATGGCCGCAAGCAGGACGTACCGTTGCGCATCCGCAACAGATGGCAAATTGTCCTCAAGGATTTCCACGATGTCAGCCCCGCCCCTGCGGGCTGCAGCCCATGCCATTGCCTTATCGACCGAATCCTTGATTGCATGGGCGTGCGCAGCAATCTCTGTGTAGTTTTTATGCAGCAGTTTGTTTTCCATCTCCTTGAGGTGGTGCTTGGACCGAAGCATGTATGTTGACCAGTCGTGAAGTTCCATCATTGAATCCTTTGCGCTCTTTCTGTCAGCATTGCCTCGGCCTTTTCAAAGGCCTGACGGGCCGCATCTTTTGGGCTATCTTCCTTGATGCCGAGCATGGCAAAAGCGGCGTACCAGTCGAGCATGGTGATCTCTTGAATGGAGATTGGATCTTGTCTGGCAACAAGGATCTCGATCCCGTCAGCCTTTCGCTTTGCCATTCTTTTTCCCCTTCGTGTTCTGAGGGACGATCATCTCTTGCAGCTGCTCTCCAAGATGCTCTGCGATGGTGTTGCCGTCCACGCTGATGCGTGAGCAAATGCTGTTGTCCTTGATCATGTTGATGACATCAGAGACTGCCTTGTTGTAGCCGCCGTTGAATTCGTCGTCGCCATTTACAATGATTGTGATGGCGTCACGAACGAGGGCTGATGCTTTTCGCTCACCAGCCGCGGCCTTGAGTTTTTTATAGATCTCCTCTGGCAGATGCACCGAGTAGGGGATCAGACGCTTGTTTTCCATAGATTGAAATCCTCTTGTATTGCGTAGAGGCGACGTGCGGCCTCGCGGTTTTCTTTCAGCTCTGCGCGAGACTGGATGTCCAGCTCTGACTTGAGCCAACCTATGACAGACTGCTCGTCCATCTCAAAGATGGCGCCAGTCTGGAAAAGGTATTCTGCAAACATCTTGTCGCGGCACAGAATGCCGGCCGTCCGAACGGGATCGCGGCCGTACTCCTGATCCCTGTTCATTGGCCTGTTTTCGTCGTTGAGTCTCACCATGACCACCTGATAGCGGGCACCCACGAAGTCACGAAGCAGTTCCTCGGGAACCTCCTCTGGGTGCATGTTCAGGGTAAGAATGTAGCCCGTCTTGTCCTGCTTGAGGGCCACCTTCACGGCTTCAAACTGCAGCGTCTTCATGATCAGAACGGTATTTCGCCCTCGTCAATCACCGGCTCTTGCTTTGGAGCCGCCTCTTGCCGTGGTTCTGATTTGCTCTGCAGGGCGATGTCGTTGACGCGGACCTTCATGGACTTGCGCTCAAGGCCGTTCTTGTCGGTCCAAGAATCCTCTGTGACCTGACCGGAGACCGTGACCCTCGTTCCTTTGAGGATGTACTGGCCAAGCGATTCGGCCCGCTTGCCGAACATCGAGCAGTTCCACCAAACAGTTTTGTCCTTGCCTTGGCTATCTGCTACAGAGAACGCGGCAATGGCCGTGCCGTCGTTGAGGTATTTCATCTCGGCGTCTTTGCCGACCGTGCCAGCAATGGTGATGACGTTCATTCTTCTTCCTTGTTTGTGAATCGAGATTTGGCGTTTTTGAAGTTTTCCAGCAGGGCTTGGTAGGCGCTGCTGCCGGGCTCTTCTTTCATGCGGTTGTAGATGTTGGTGTTGGTGCGGAAGATGGCCATAACATCAGCCTCACTCTGCGCCATACCCAACATGATGTTGGTGGACTCGATGACGATCTCTGCCCACTCCACGAAGTTGCCCTCTGCCGGTTTAATCTGGGCCTTGAGCTGCCAAGGTCCTTCCTTGCCCTCGATCTTATTGGGCGGCGGTGCTGGTGTGGGCGCTGGCGGCGCCTTTGCCTTTGGCGCGGGCTTGCTGACGTGGCCGTCCTCGTCGAGAGGCAGGTCCTCGCCGGCGTAGACATTGATGCCCAGACCGTGGCAGGCGATGGCCTTGACCAGACAGCGCATCATGTTCTTGTTGACCACGAAGGCGTCTGGATTCTTGACCGCCTGATTCCTGTGATCCATGACCGGCAGGTGCATCTTGATGGGCTTGCCAAAGGCCGTGACCGTGCAAGAGATCATCATGGTCTCGCCGTACATCTCGGGCGCATGGAACTCCCAGTTGGCCATCGGGTCTTGGCGCATCAGTTTGTCAACTGCGTAAGCCCATGAAAGGTACGAGAGGTTTTGCTTTTTCTCCATCTCTTTGCTGATGTCAACTGACGCCAGCTTGATGTAGTAGTTCTCTGTCATTGCGCCTCCCTGCGCTTGATGTTGCTTGGATGGAGCAGCCACTTCTCACCGAGGAGCTCGATGGACTGCTTGCGTTTTGCTTCGTTGCGCTGTTGGATGTACTCCATCAGGTCTGTGGTGATCGGGCCGTGAAGGATGTTGTCGCTGATGGGCGCAGCCTCAAAATCGAAGAAGAACTCTTTGATTTTCATGAGAGTGCCCTTCTTCCGGGTCGGCGCTTTGGCGTGCCGTCTTTCTTGTATCCCCATTGAACCTCCTGCGGTTTGACTGCGGGCTGCACATCCTTGAAGGGGTCCTCCATATGAGGATCTTCTGGCCGGGCGTCTTGGCTTTCGATCTGCATCCTGATGCCCTCGACGATGGATGCGGCGCGTAACTCGATGGAAGAGATCAGATACTCAATATCTGGCGCCATGAAATTAAGTGCGTAGACTTTCATGATAACCCCTCAAAACAAACCGAACCAAATGCCGGTTCCGTGAACACAACCAACTGGGAAGAAAATGGCGCCCGCCAGCAGGAATAGCCACTTCGATGTTGCGATGCAAGTGATGACGTGCGTAAGCCACGCGCCAAAGATCCAAGCAAAAAAGGCAATAGACAAAAAGTTGCTCATGCCTGCTCCTGATCGTTTGAATAGTTTTCCACCTTGATGCTGTCTCCAAGGGCCTCAACAAGATCGTCTTGCGAAGCGACCTTTGCGCTGAACTCTGACTTGGCCACATGAGAGATGGCCTGAGATGCGACAGACGCTTTCACGAGTCGAATCCCGGTCGGTCCGCTTACGAGATAAATGCGTTGTGATGCCATGAATTAATCCTTTGACTTAGTTGATTGATAGTCCTTGTACTGACTGCAGAACGGCGCGACCTGACAAAAGCCTTCGCACCGGGTCCTGCTTCCTTCCCGGACTTCTAGGAAGAATTTCTCGCCCTTCTTTGCGGCGTATTCGATTTGTTTGAGTGCCTCTTCGGCGTCTTCTCTTTTTTCGTAAACACTCTTGGCCCGGACGTTGCCCTCTTTCTTGAT